CTGCTGGTTCACGTTATCAGTGGGACGAAGAGAACGGAGCGTGGGATCTCGTTACTCCAGAAGCACCAGCAGCAGAGTGATAAATAGTAATACCTGAACTACCGCAATCGTTCCAGGTGGGAGGTGCCTTTGGTGCCTCCTTTCTATTATAAATACTTATGCGGTAGTTTAGAGTGAAGAATGGTAGACCCTAATAGGTTTTATACTTACGCTTATTTGCGTGAAGACAGAACTCCTTATTATATTGGTAAGGGTTCTGGTAAAAGAATTTATGTTAGAAATAGGAGATATGTTAAACCTCCTAAAGATAAATTTAGAGTAATATTCTTAAAACGAAATCTTACAGAAGAAGAAGCATTTAGGCACGAAAAGTATATGATTGCTGTCTTTGGTAGAAAAGATTTAGGAACTGGTATTCTCCATAATAGGAGTGATGGGGGTCAAGGATCTTCTGGATATAAGCATACAGAACAAGCAAAGAAAAAAATAAGTCAAAATGGAAAAGGAAGAAAAGTTTCCGATGAAACTAGAAAAAGATTAAGTGAGGCACAAAAAGGAAGACCTCCTGCTAAAAAGATTTCTGAAGAAACTAGAATGAAAATGAGTTTATCTCACAAAGGAAAACCAGCACATAATAAAGGAAAATCTCCAAGTTTAGAAACAAGAAAAAAGATCAGTGATAGATTAAAAGGAAGAATAGTTTCTGAAGAAACCAGAGCAAAAATTAGTCAAATACACAAAGGAAAAACATTATCGGAAGAAATGAAAAAAAGATTGAGTGAAGTTAATACGGGAAAAATAATGTCTGATGAAACTAAAAGAAAATTAAGTATTATTAATAGTGGAAAAAACCATCCACAATATGGTAAACCAAAAAGTGAAGAGACAAAGAAAAAGACACAGGAAACAAAAAGAAATAAGATAAATAACTCAAGTAAATGACTTTATTACTTACTGAAAACATATGAGAAACACACCGAGATTGCCTGGCGTTGACACTGCTATTAAATTTTTAAGACCTAACGCAAAGTTTGATCTTTATAATCGCACTTTTACAAGATATGAAGATCCAGATCACGCCGAACCACCAGAGTGGTCTGAGGTTGAAAGACAAATCGCTCACGATGTAAAAGTTTATAATTACTATCTCTATGCCCGTAATCGTGAAACGGAGTATGGAGATTGGAAAGACCAACTGAACCTTCTCTATGATGATATCAAGTCTGGTAATTTGGAGAATGGTAAATGGGTTCAGATGGTAGAGGCAGTGAAAGCAAGACATCCAAAACCAGAAGGGGATCCTCCTGAACTATAAATACTCAAAAGTCTGCTAAACAATGGCGTCAGAAGTTCGTGTAAATCAGATACAAAACCGCAGTGGATTAGGAACGGTCACGGTCACTGATACTGGTATTACAGTTGCTGGTGTCACGACTTTTCTAGGAAATGTAAATGTAAGTGTTGGTAACAGTATTACTGTTAGTAATAAGTTCATTAGTTCTTCTGGTGTTGGTTTAGGACAAACAACAACGACTGGTAGAAATGCTGGTGTTGGAACTGCTGCTGGCACTGTAATTTATAATAGCACTAAGGGTGTTATTGAATACTATAATGAAACTTCTTGGGTTGAAGTTGCAAAGGGTACAATCACAGCTACTGGCGGAACAAAAACAACAATATCTGGATATATTGTACATACATTTACAACATCTGATACTTTTGTAGTAAATAGTGGACTTTCTGATGTTGAAGTTCTTATTGTTGCTGGTGGAGGCGGCGCCGGCGGGGGTCAACTCGGGTGCCACGGCGGCGGTGGTGGAGGCGGTGGCGGTGTTGTAAGACATGCTTCTTATACTCTTACTCCTGGAGCATATCCTATTGTTGTTGGTGGAGGTGGTGGGGGACAAAATAGTTGTCCTTCTGGGTGTAGTGGTGGTAATGGTGGAAATTCAAGTGCATTTGGAATGACTGCTATTGGTGGTGGAGGTGGTGGCGCCACTTTAACTGCAAATGGTAATGCGGGTGGGTCTGGTGGAGGAGCGTCACGAGATAACTCAGGAAATGCTGGTGGTCCGGGAACTCAACCTTCTCAAAATTCCCCATTTACTCCAAATCCAAATTTTTCACAGTTTGGAAATCCTGGAGGCGGAACAGGACCATCTACTAGTGCTGCTGGAGGAGGTGGAGCAGGAGGAGCAGGAGCTCCTGGATCAGGTCCTCTTAATGGTGATCCCGCATCTACTGGTGGTTTTGGATTGCAATTTACTCAATTTGGACCATCTACCTACTATGGTGGTGGAGGGGGTGTTAGTGGTATTACTAACAGAGGTCAAACTGCTACTGGTACTAATGGAGCAGCCAATACTGGAGCAGGCGGAGGCGGCAACGGTGGTGGCAATTATAAAGGTAATGGTGGCACTGGCGTGGTGCTTATTAAGTATACAAATTAAAAAATAAATAGTTCTAAAATTGTTAGAAGTATATGAGTTATTTTGCAAAAATAGATAAACAAACTAATATTGTTATAGATGTTATTAGTGCAACACGATTATTCATATATTCTCTTGAGGATAGTGAGGATTGGATTCAAACTTCATATAACAATACAGGAAATAAAAAATACGCAGCAATAGGGGATATATATGACCGTGAAAAAGATCTATTCTATCGTCCCAAACCATTTGAATCATATATTTTTGATGAAAATGGATCATTATGGAAACCACCATTTGAAAAAACAGATCAAACGCAAATATTAACAGCTTGGGATGATAAAAATCAAAGGTATGTGCCACATTATAGTGCAGAAGATGTTAAAAACGGAAATGTGCCAGATTGGTATATGGACAAAGTTAATGGTATAATAGGAATTGATAATATTGAAGAAATACCAACTATAGAATAAAGTAAAAACTTTATTATCGCTTATCCATCTTGACAACAACAACAAAACCCTGTATAATATTCAAGTCTTCAATATCCTTGTAACTTTGGGAATGAAGACCACTTCTCTGTGGTGGGAGAGGTGAGTTGGTGGTATAATGGGGAGGGTTTTATACCCTCCTTTTTTTCTATTATAAATTACTATAAATCTCAATGCCTTATGAATTTCACTATCTACTCAAAAGAGGATTGCCCATATTGCTATAAAGTTAAACAAGTTCTTGAATTGACAGGAAATAGCTTTGTGGTTTATAATTTAGGAGAACATTTTACTAAAGAAGAATTCTATGCCGAGTTTGGTGAGGGTTCTACTTTCCCACAGGTCGTTTGTGATGACCAGAAATTAGGAGGATCCGTTGACACAATCAAATTCCTCAAGGAACAACAAATTATCAAGTCCTGACATAAATAAAAATGAAGACCACTTTAATCGTGGCGTTGAACTTATACTTAATGGAGGAAAAAGAAAGCAAACTCAACCGTTCCACATCATCTTTGAGAAGATGGTTTGCTTTCTGAATCGGGAAGTAACCATCTATTTTGAGTTTTCCTTTAAGTCAAGGAAAAGAAAAGTAGTTTCCCGAGGTAAAAGAAATGCTCGCAGTTAGTTTAGTTTTTGGTTCCTTTCTAACAGTATTGTTTCTTATAGTGGGAGTAATGGCAGGTTGGGTGGCAAGAGAATATATGATGAACTATCGGGAAATTCCAAAGTTACATCCAGAATTCTATGATCAGAATGGTAATGTAATTCCCGATGAAGTTTTAGCTATTTCATTTAATCCAGATTATTTTGACGACGAAAATTATGACAACGACGACGACGAAGACTAAGACCAAAACAACTCCCAAGACTGTTAAGGTCACTCCAATTCCAGAACTACCTACCAATCCTTTTGCTTTTGAGGTTCTAGACCTTGTATCAAAGCAAAGATCTAATGTTAAGAAGGTAGAAGTTCTCAAAAAATATGAGCACATTTCACTGAAGGTGATTCTGCTCTGGAACTTTGATGAGACTGTGATTTCAGTTCTTCCAGAGGGACCAGTTCCTTATTCTGGATATGCTGATCAGACTTCTTATAGTGGCAGTCTTTCTACGAAGATCACCGAAGAGATTCGTAGAATGCACGAGACTGGATCATTCTCTCTTGGAGCAACTGATAAGCAGGGACATACCACACTTCGTAGAGAGTATGTGAACCTGTATCACTTTGTTAAAGGTGGTAATGATGCTCTGAATAACATTCGTCGTGAGACAATGTTCATCAATATTCTAGAAGGACTTCATCCACTGGAATCAGAGATCCTTTGCCTGATCAAAGACAAGAAACTTTCGGACAAATATAACCTTACAAAAGAAGTTGTAATGGAGGCATATCCCGATATTCAGTGGGGCAATCGTTCGTGAGTCGTGAGGTAATTGAGAAAGAACAAAGTACAGAAAAGCATATGGACCATTGGACATCATCAGAAAAAGAAACCTGTAAGACTCGTTACGGTTGTGAGATTCTCGTTGAGAATGGTTCGTATGCCGAAGTCTGCACCAAAG